CTCGTATTTAGCAAACTACTAGAACGAGTACATACAAATCGTTTGCGTATGGGATGAATACTTTGCGTCTAATGCGGTCAAACCATAAACTAATATAAATCATTAGGTGACTCCAAAATACCGCTTTATACGCAATTTCGCTGACCGCTACACTGATGGAATATACATCAAAAAAAGAGACTGCCATTCCGACAATCTCTTTAATTGGGTTTCTATGAACTACTCGATTAAGCAACTTCGATTGCCTCTAAAGCAGCGATTGTTGCTGAGTCTGTAATTTCGTATGGAAGTTCAATAGAGTTATCTGTGATTGTGATGTTATATCCATTCAAATCAGTCATTGCAGTACCTGTTTCTGCAGTACCTGCTGTTGCTGAAATTGGATAATCATAACCTAAATACCAATATTTGCCATTACCATCCTTAACTACACCAACCATTTCGTTCATAAGCAGTGCCATAACTTCCAATCTTTTTGAAGTCTCTTGCTTCAAAAATTGTAATGTAACTTCTGTAGTGAAACTGTTTCCCGCATTGTCAGAAGTATTAAGAGTTGAAGTCATAGAACCAGTTTGCTTGCGGAAACCATACACTTTGAAGTTTTGGATATCCCCTGACGCAATAGACAAAGTATTTGATGATACGCTAGTAGTTACTGTACCATCAGGTGCAAACCACGCTTTTTTGATACCACCTATTGAGTCTTTGCAACCAACTGCTAAACCACTCATTGTATAAGAAGCACAACTCATATTATTCTATTCTTTTTTTATTTATTTTGTTAAATTGGTTAGTAAATTTCTTGTCCGTAGGAGCAGGCGGTATTACCTGCTCCGTTTATGAACAAGATTGAATTACATATGATACTTAAAATTAAGCGTCATATACTACTAAGTCAGGGAATGCAATAGCAGCACCAGCATTGAACTTAACTGCGAGACGGAACTCTTGGTTATCATCAGAATACCAAAGTTTGAATTGTTCCAAATCATCTTGCATATCTACACCGTAGAACAAGTTAGCAGGGTCAGATGCTACGATAGCGTTTGAACCGTTAAGACCAGAAACTGCAATTACGCGAGTATTTGTACCAGGAAGGATAACTTCCATATTCTCTGGGTCTAAATCTGCACTGTAGTGGAACAAGTTTTGAGTTACAAGGTCTTGGCAGTAAGCACGGAATGTGTCTACACCTACGAAGATTGCTGCTTTGTCAAGGATGCTAGCAGGAATTGCCATATATACATCTTTGATTTTACCGTAAGTAGTAGAAGCAGATGATTGAACATCAGTAGCAGCGCTAGATGCAATTGCTTGAGTTAACAAACCATCGAATAAATCACCACCGCTCTTAGATGCTCTCCAGATAAGTTTTTCAACTTTACCTTTGATAGAGTCAACAATCTCTCCTGTGATTTTCTCTTCGAAAGGAAGAACTTCTGCACCAGCAGCAGTCATCACTTCACTGTTCATCCATTTCTTACGAAGGTCTTCCTCACAAAGTGATGCGTTTACTTTGTATGCTCCAACTTCCATAATTGCTTGTGAGAAAGTAACATCAGCAGATGCACTCCAACCACAAGTTCTTTCTTGTAAACCAACTTCTGTGTTGATTAAATTGATTGCTTCTTTGAATTTTACACCAGTCATTAAATTAAGGTGCTTTACAGAGTCTGCTCCGAATACTGATTTAGCGAGCAACTCTTTTGAATTCTGATTAACGTAATCAGGTAAACTTGATACTATAAATGCCATAGTTGTTTTGTGTGTTTTTTCTTATTTATACAAATTAAATGAAACTTTTGATTTTGGTTGATTTTGTTTGCTCATTTTCAATTCTTCTTCAGCAGAACGAGCATCACTTTCTGCTAACTTTGCTTTCAAATCTTCTAACTCTGCTTCGAGTTCACCGATACGAGTGTCTTTATCAGCAAGTTCTTGGTCTTTTGCTTCCAATGCTGCTTCTAATTCTGCGATACGAGCATCCTTTTCTGCGAGTGCTGCTTCTGTTTCCTCATCCATTTTTTCAGGTTCTGGGTCTTCAGCAGGTTGTTCCTCTGGTTGTTCAGGTTTTACTTCTCTGATTTCAGCAACTTTACCCTCTGCTACGATAATGATTTCTTCCTCGTGGAGATATTCACCATCTTCAGCAGGTTGTAATTCACCTTGCTCGTCTTCGATAAAAACTTCTGTACCAACTTCAAGGTCTCCTTCGTGAACAAGTACTCCCTTATCTGTTTCGGTTTGCTCAAATGAAAGAACCATTTTAGCAAGTTTTAACAATTTCTTTTTATCCATTTTATTGTTGTTATTTTAATTCTTCGTTAGAATTTGGTCAATATATTGCTCAATTTCATCCACTTCTGATTGGAATTTTTGTTCGGTGTCTGATAATTCAAATATACCTTGCAATGAAAATCCGTTAAAATGGTCGGTATTGATAATTTCTGACCACAACTTTTCGTCTTCTACTTTGAATGAACAAATCCAAGAACCATCAGGTACATCTTCAAATCCTTCAGGTACGATATTACGTTCTTTATTGACAATGTAACTTTCAATCATATATACAGAGTCTGTGAAACGGTCATCATCGTGGTCTAAATTGACAGAATTGAACAAACCAAACTTTGCATATTTCTCAATCATCTTCTGTATAGTATCTTTGGTAAATACAACCCAATATTCACCGATGGATGGATTATATCTATAGATGGGTGTATCTGCTAAAGCAACCACTCCTGTGATGATGTGTTTTGCTTCATCTCTCAACTCCAATTTCATCTTGGTATCTTTATCAAAGCAAAGAAAATTATGTTCTACCGCAGGAGCATCCACCAATGAAATCGCATTCATACCCGTGTTGTCTTGGTCATTGATTTGAATATAGAATAGTTTATACATTGATTTCTTGGTCATTTATGAAAAAA